CACCACAAATTCGATCCACTTCGCCTGGTGGCGGTCCTCGACCCAGCCCCTTCCCCCCACGTTCAGGTCCAGCCAGGCGACCGGGTTCCCACTACTGTCGTAGAGGATCTGGGCCTCTGCATCCGTCAAGACACAGTTGTCGCCGACAAGCGTCCCTGCCGTGGTCCCGAGCGTGGTCACCGGCTTGGCAGTCGCGAGCAACTCGCCCACGAAGTACGGGTAGCTCATCGTCTGCCGGACCGTGTCGCCGCCGCTGTAGTCGAGCGTCCGCGTGTCGTCATCCTCGTAGGTGAACGTCACGTCCTCGCCAGAGATGCTGTAGGTCTTCCCGTCCCAGGGCGTCTTCTGGAGAAGCAGAGGCTTTCCGACGGCCACCAGGTTCAGGAACAGCCGAGCTTCCGGATCGTAACCCCGGCAAATCAGGTAGTCGTCCTGGACGGACAGAACCTGCATCATGGCCACCCGGGTCAGGTCCGGCAGCCAACCCAAGGGAGCGTGCTTGCCCGTCATCGGGTTGTACGGCGCGGGAACCCGGAAAGCCGGGGCCGGCGGTCGGCGCTTTCGTCGCATGGCACCCCTCTTATGGGCTGACCCACTGTGTCGAGCCGGCGTCTCCTAGCGAAACCGCCAGTTGGGCAATCTCACTCAGGTCAGGCCCCTCGTCCGTTCTCCGCTCCTCGAACCCGAACAGTCCCACCAGGATGTTGTTCCGCGTATCGACCATGTACCGGATCAGCTCCTGCTGCTTGGCATCGACGGTCAGCCGCCCCTGGAGTCGATGTAAGTCCGCCTCCATCTTCTTCGCGGCCAGCCGGTAGCGGATGTCGGTGAGGAACTGCGAGTTGGACATCGTCTGCGAGTTGTACTTCTGCTTGCCGTCCAGGATCATCGCGGTCGCCTGCTGGAGCTGCGCGTAGAGCTTGTCGTACTGGCTGGCGTCGTTTCGCCGCACGTCCTGCTTGGTCGCGTGCTGGCGGGCGATCCCGTCCAGGACCCGCGCCCGCACGTCCTGGATCTCGGCCAGCAGCTTGTCCCGTTGGGTCATCTCGATCCGGGACCCTTCCTGACTGATTGAGTGCCGGCGGTCGATCCCATCGAGCATGGTCTTCAGGCAGTCGTTCACTCGGGCCAGGAGCCGGTCGTACTGGGCCGCCTCGTTGCGGCTGACATCCATGCTGGCGGCGTGCTTCTGGTCCAGGCCGGCGAGTTGCTGGGCGATCTCGGCCGAGAGTTGGGCGAACAGCTTGTCCCGCTGAGCGGCGGTCGTCTGGTAGACCTGCTGCGTGACGCCATGCTTGCGGTCGATCCCGTCAAGCGTCCGGTTCAGCACCTGCATGATCCCCGCGAACAGCCTGTGCTGCTCGGCCGCGTCGTTCCGGCTCGCATCCACCCGGGCGGCGTACTGCGTCTCCAGCCCGTCCAGTTGGGTCCGGACCTCGGCCATGAGCTGCTGGAACATCGTGTCACGCTGGCTGGCCGCAGCCCGCTTCACGTCCTGGGTGGCGGCATGTTGGCGAGTCTCGCCTTCGATCTGCTGCCCCCGGACCGCCAGCAACTCCCCGTGAAGTCCGGTCTCATTCGCCGCCTTCCACTTGGATAGGGCGTCCCGCATCTGCTGGATCAGGTCGCGCTCTTCGATCGTCCGGGCCCGGACTGCGGAGAGCTTGGCGTGCAGGCCCGTCTCGACCTCTACCTTCCAGGCCGTGACCTGCTGCCGGACCCCGTGGAGCGTCTGTTTGGCGGTCAGCGTCCGGTTGCGGGTGTCCTGCAACTGCCCGTGCAGTCGCGTGATCGACTCGGCGTGGTAGCGGAGCACCTCCTGCTGGAGTCCGTGCAACCGATCCTTCCCGGTCAAGGTCTGGGTGCGGACGCCCACCTTCTGCTGGTAGAGCCGGTGCTCGTTCTCCAACTGTTCCCGGGCCAGCCGGTCGTTCAGAGCCGTGATCTGCTCGTTCCGTTCCCGCTCGACACGTTCCTGCTCGGCGTTGACGATGACCGAGGAGTAGAACCCCCGATCAACGAGCTTCTGCTGGACGGCCGCCAGGCGGGCATCGTACTCCTCGTTGATCCGGGCCAGTTCCGTGGTCCCCAGGTCCGTCAGGAACGCCTCGGCCGTCGTCTCGTGAGTGGTGTAGTCCGAGAGCAGGAGGCCCAACACGGTGTCGTACTCGGTGTCGTGCGTGTCGAAGGCCGAGTCCGCCTCGGTGAGCAGGCTCGAAACGGAGTCGTCCAGCGTGTTGTAGTCGGCCAGGATTGTGGACAGCAAGGAAGTCACCTCTGTGACGTGCGCCGAGAGCAGCGAGTCCGCCGTTGCCATCAAGCCGTCGAGCGTCGACTCGTGGCTGGTGTAGTCCGACGCCAAGGTGGTCAGGTTGCTGAGTTGGGTGGTGATGTGGCTCGACAACTCGCTGGCAGCCGTGGTCTCGTAGCCCCGGATGGTCGCCAGATGGGCGTCGTAGTCGGTCTCCAACTCTGCCAAGAGTGCGTCGTAGTCCGACAGGTACGACGCCAGGGCCGTCGCCTGGGCGGTGATCAGCGTCTCGATCTCGCTCCGGTGCGATGTGTGGTCCGATCCGAGCGCGGACAGTTCCGCCGCGTGGCTCGTCAGGTGACTGGCCAGGTTTGTGGCTTCGGTGGCCAGGATCGCCTCCACCTCCGCCCTGTGATCGACCTCCTCACTGGCGACGCTATCCAAACTGGTCTGGTAAGTGGTTTGATAGGTCGCCAGCGCGGAGGCGATGTTCGTGATGATCGTTCCGACCGCCGTCGTGTGCTCACTGTGGCCGGTGCTCAGCGAGGTCAGTTCGCTGGCGTAGCTGCTCAGATGAGAGGCCAAGGTGCTTGCCTCGTCGGCCAGATTCGACTGGATCGTCGTGCGGTGGGCCTCCTTCTCGGTGTTGAACTCCGTGAGCTTGTTCTGGTAGTCGGAACGGTACGATGTGATCAGAGCCGCCTGTGCGGTCAGCAGGGCCTCGATCTCCGTAAGGTGGCTGGCATAGTTGCTCACCAATGTGTCCAGCGAGGCATCGTAGTCCGAGAGGAACGTGGTCAGGGCGGTCGCCTGCTGAGTGATGACCCCAGTGATCGTGCTCAGGTGAGACGTGTAGTCGCTGTCCACCTCGTCGAGCTTGCTCAGATAGGCGGTCAGTTGAGTAGTGATCGTGCCGGCCGTGTCGATAGCGTCGCTTTTGAGTTCGGCGACCTCTGAGTCGACCTCACCCATGTACGTTCCGAGGTTGCTGAGGTACAAGGCCAGGTTTGTGTTGCTCTCGTCGACGGCACTGTCCATGTCCGTCATGGACGACTCCAGCATCTCTGTCCAGTCGTTGATGACCGCGTCGTACCGATCGGAGTTCTTCTCGTTGGCCTCGTTGTGCGCGCTGGTGAGTTGGTTCATCAGCGTTTGCAGGATCATCCAGTTCTGCATCGCCTCCCGGGCCATCGTATAGTAGGTCGTCGGAGGCGTGGTGGATGTGTCCTGCGTGGTGCTGAGGATCTTCCATCCCTGGGCCAGCATCCAGGATACAGCAGTCTCCGGGATCCCCGAGATGTAGTATTGGCTCCACCAGGACCCGGTGTACGGGCTGGCCCGGTAGGTTGGCGACAGGTCAGGCGTGTTCGGTGTGACCGGAGTCAGATCGGAGACAGCCATTGCTCAATTCCCTATTCGTAGACAAAGACGCACTGGACGGTCAGGCACTCGGCGTCCCCGGTGGTCCCGACCACTGTGCAGCGAATCTCAAGCTCATCACCGCGCTCAATGTCATAGTTGCTGGTGCTGATCGCCACGGCGCTGTTGTCGACCCATGTATCGGCCGTCGCGGAGAGTTGGATCCCATTGTTCGAGTCGTTCGTTGACACCAGACTTCCGTCGATCTTGATATTGATCTTGGGCTCTGTTACTCCACTGTCGGGCCAGTGGTTGGTCCCAGAGAAGACAACCAGATAGGCGTTGGCCCGCTGCCACTTGTAGTTCCGCTCCCCGATCTCGGCGAGGATATCCTCGACGGCATCACCGTAGGGCGAGTCGACGTGGAACTCCTCGACTACCACCTGGCTGGCAAGGCCGACGTGAAGGGCCGTGAGCGACTGCCCGGTATCGAAGGCCGCCCCGGCGATCGTGATGCTGGCATCTTCCGAGACAGCGGTGATGATCCCGTAGTAGGTCGTGCCCCCGTAGGCGTACTTCAGCGGCAACCCGATTGCCATGTCGCCAGTGTCGGACATGGTGAGCGTCGAGGTCGTTGGCGGCAGGGCGGTGTACTTCGAGCTTGCCACCGGCTGCCAGGGCACCCCCAGGGCATTGCCCTCCAGGAGGTTGTCCCAGAGGTTGCCGATGGTAAGTTCCTTCAGGGCGTTGGCGGCTTCGCTGTCCTGAATGAACAGGATGTCGTTGTTGACCGGTGTGGTCTTGGCGTCGAGGCCCTGAAGTTCGGTCGTCATGGCGGCGGACATGTACTCGCCTAAGACAACCGGGGTGACGTACTTCCCAGCCCCGCCCTGGACGATGAAGATTTTGTCGCTGTCCGTGACCGGGTCGATCGGGTCGAGGGTGCCCACATAGGTGTCGAAGGTGTCGAAGATCCCTGTGGCCAGGGCGGATACCGTGGCCTTCTTGCCCGTCCCACCCTCGCAGACCAGCACGAGGTCTGAACTGTCGACGGTCGCGGAATTGAGGCCGGAAATATCGAGCACATCAGCCTGGATCCCGTCCAGAATGAATGTCTGGAGCTGATCGACCGTTGCCTCGTACATCGTGCCACTGTGGTCGATGAGCAGGGTATCGGCCGTGACAACCGACGAGGCCGCAGAAGCCGCCCAGAGTTCGGCCGTGATGTACGTCGCCACCTCCGCCATCGTCCCGTACTTCGCCGTCGCCCCGCCGTCAAGGACGTAGAACTCGTCGTCGTCCGCAAGTGTGGTGATGTCTGAGAGACCATGCACGTAGGTCAAGAAATCGGCCCAGAGCTTCGTCTCGATGTCGGAAAGAGTCGTGTACTTGTCGACATCGGATTGCCAGACCAGATACTTGTCGCTGCCGGTCAGGGCACCCGCGGCGCCGATGGTGCCGACTGCCAGGGCCGTATCCTGCATACCCGTCAGGATATAGGTCTGGAGTAAGTCAACGTCGGCCGTATACGCCGTGCCACTTCGCTCGATAGCCAGAAGATCACCCGACTGGATGGGGTCCGGATCGCCATTGTCGAAGGCCAGGCTCACTATGTACGAGCCCAAGTCGGCGATGTCTCCCCGCTTGATCGCTCCGGCACGCTCAAAGAGGAACTCGTCGGATGCCTGCGGGGTGCCCGTATCGCTACCGGCCAATTCGCCAATAACGAAGGTAGCTACATCGGCGCCGTCAGCCGTCTTTCGAGTCCCCGATCGCTCCGTAAGGATCAGGTCGCCCGTCAGGAAGCTCGTGGCGTCATCTGCGTCAAAAGCTCCGCCAAGGATCGTCGATGCGATCTCGGCGGCCATGTAGGTTGCCAGCACGGTTCCGGTGACGTACTTCGCCGTGCCCCCTTGATCCACCCAGAACTTGTCCGTATCGGTAGCGACTGTTACCGCAGAGAGACCCACTGTGTAGGTCCGGAAGTCCGCCCAGAGCACGGCCTCCAGCTCGGCAACGGTGGCCTTCTCTTCGGTGGCCCCGTCGCTGACAAACAGTAAGTGGGCATTGTCCAGGACCGCAGAGTCGAATGCCGAGATGTCGAAGTCCAGCGTGCTGGCATCGAAGTTGGTCTCGATGTAGGCCAAGAGATCGCTGGCCAGGAGCGTCTTCTGCGTCCCCGAGGTCTCCATCAGGAGCTTGTCCGAGTCGGCGATTGAGCCTGCGTCGGCATAGTCGAACAAGGCTTCCGCAGCACAGGTTACCACCTCGGTGATAGTGGCCTTCTTCGCGGTCGAGCCGTTGTCGAGCACATAGAACTCATCAGCGCCAGCCAGCGCCGTGATGTCATCTAAAGCGTGGACGTAGGTTCCGTAGTCCGTCCAGAGTTTGGCTTCGATGGTCGAGAGGGTTGCGTACTTCTCCGTGTCCGACTGCCAAACGAGGTACTTGTCGGCAGTATTGAGAGCCCCGGCTGCATCCAAGCCAGATACGTCCAGGGCCGTGGACTGAACGCCGCTGAGCACGTACGTCTTGACGGTTGAGAGAGCCACTTCCTTGGCCACGTCGGACTGGCCGACCATCAACGTGTTGGCGTCAGCCAAGGCACCGGCCGCTGCCAGCCCCCAGGCTTCATTGAGCACATAGGTCGCCAGATCGTCCGCCCCGACCGAGTACGCCGTGCCGCTGCGGAACAAAACCAGCTCGTCCGTATCGACGGCGGGAGCCGGATCGCTTCCCGCTTCGAGCACCGACAGAACGTAGTCGGATATCTCGTCGGCGGTGCATTTCTTGAGCACGTCGCTACGCTCAAGGGGAAACACATCGGTTGCCAGGATCGGATCCACCGAGTCCCCGTCCCAGACCGTGGCCACAATGGCAGACCCGATTGCCGACTGCACATATGTCGCCACCTCGGCCATGGTCGTGTACTTGGCCGTCGCTCCATCGTCGAGAACATAAAGCACATCCGCCGCTGCCAGAGTAGCAATGTCCGACAAGCCTGCCACGTAGGTGGCATAGTCAGCCCAGAGCTTGGTCTCGATGTCCTCAATGTCAGTCTTCTTCGCCACGCCGCTCTGGACGACCAGATACTCGTCTTCCGCAGCCAAGGTGGCTTCATCGAGACTGGCCACGCCGTTGAGAGTCGCGGCTGCCACACCGCTCTGGGCGTAGCTGGTGATCGTGTCGATGTCGAGTTCGTAGATCGTGCCGGACCGATTGGCCAGGATCATGTCGCCAGCCACCGCTGGATCCGCTTCGCTTGCTTCTGACCAACCTGAAGCGACTGCGTAGGCCGCCACGTCGTCCAGGTCCAGCAGCTTCTCCGTGCCGGCGCGCTCGGCCACCAGGTCGTCGCCGGTGGTCGGATCGGCTGCATCGGCGGCAAGCAGCGTGTCCACAGCGTGCTCGGCCAACTCATCCGTCGTGATCTTCTTGGTCGTCGTCTGCACGCATGCCAATACTTCGGTCCCGCCCAGAGGCGTGGTGACGGCCGACAATTCACTGATCTTCACAGTGGCCATTATTTCCACCTTCCCGCATCACGGGACTCAACTGTCATCGACTCGTAGGCCCACGGCTCGCTGGCCATGAGCAGCACACACATCCACATCGCCCGCACGCGCGGGTAGCGCGTCTGGGACCGTCCCTCGCCCCACGTCCCAGACGCTTTCGCGTAGGCTTCGGCTGCGGCGGTGTCCCCAGCCTGGTATGCGGTGATCGCCGCCTCCCCGTTGCTGCACGCCTCCTCGGCCGTGTCCCCGGGGATGATCCGCCAGGAGACGGTTCCGCTGCCGGCCCCGATCATCCCGTGGATGCGGGTCAGGAGCCCCATCGTGTCGGGGCCGCTCACCCGCAGGGGACCGATCAGGACGTAGCTGTCGATGTCCTCCCCGTCGTCATCATCCCCACCCACGGAACGGAGCTTGCCGTCCTGAGAAGCCAGCAGCATCTCACCCTCGTGCCAGCAGGCAGATAGCGGCTGATGGGTGGTCTGGAGCGCCATCGGCCAAAACCCTTGATGGACCAGGTCGAAGAAGAAATGCGTCTCGTCCCCTTCGGACGGCGTGAGGAAGATGTAAACACCCCTCTCCCCGGGCGAGTAGGCCAGCGTGACAGTTGTCGTCTCGGCGATGTCCTGCAACTCTTGCGGGAGCCGGTCCTCGCTGAGCGACTGCAACCCGTCCCCAGACGGACTGATCATGAACAGCCCCAAGGTCGAGAGAAACACGAAGGCATGCCGGACCGGGGCGTCGCCCACCCGAGCGTCCTGGATAGCACACCAGGCCCGGGGCCCGATGATCCCGACCCCACGAGATAGGTTCCTGAGCGTCCCAGTGGCCCCAGGATCGCCTTGGACGAGCCATAGACTGTATTGGGTCGCCGCCAGCAGGGAACTGTCCTGGAACGGCAGGAGGGCTGTGGCGGCCTCTCCATGCTCGCTGGCCTCACCTAGCTGGAAGATCAGCGCTCGGCCCGAGTCTCCCGCGTCGACCCCATAGTCCCAGTCGGTAGGGTCGCCTTGGCGGGACATGTAGACGGCATTGTCCCCGCCACCCAACACGAGCCGATCTCGGTAGAAACAACCGTGCGTGCAGTCGCTGGGAACCGTTCCGACAAACGCCTCCAGGGTATCGACCGCGCCGGTGGCGGGGTCCAAACTCACGATCTCCTCGGAGGCTATTGCATACACCTTTCGGCCACGCGCGGTGAGAAAGCATGTGCTCGGTACGTCTCCTGTACTGACAACGATCTCGTCCCCGCCTTCCGTGATGATCGTGTCGCCACCCTCAGTGGCGAGGTTTCCAACCGGCGTGGAATACACCCCGTCCTCGATAACACCCAGGGCGTTGTCGGCTATCAGAGCCAGAAGCCGGGCGACGCCCGAGTCGGAAGAGGCGCTCACCGAGAGCATCCCGTCGATCGTGGACCCGTCCAGATCGTCGTTCCAGAGGGTCAGACCGGGACGGGAGCCACCCCGGAGTCGGTTGGAGAGTTGGTCCTCAAGGCGACAATTCGAGGCCCACGGACTGGGGAAGGGCTCCCGGAACTCGGGCCGGCTCTCGACGCTGGTACGTCTGACCACACCGAGAGCCGGCCAACGCAGTTCGCGGGTCTTCTTGCGGACGCCCCCACTGGACTTCGTCGTGGCCATCTGCGGCCTCCTACCGGACTAGATGCCCCACAGTTCAATCAGGAAGATGCCGGCGGTGTAGTCCTGATCTGTCCCCTGTGCCCCGGTAGCGAGATACAGGTAGCCGTCGGCGTCGGGCAGGGCACTCAACTCGTCAATCTCGTTCGCCGCCCAATCGCCGTGGTCGATCAACTGCTCTTCGCCAGTTGCGGCACTAATGGCCGTGTCCTGGGCGAGAGTGGCTTCATCGACCGATCCCCAGATGTCAATGTCGACATCGCCGCCAGCCGGGACCTCCAGACAATGCACTCGGCCGGCGATGATCGTGCCGTTGACAGCGGCGGTGATCTGCCCGATATGGCAATTCGCCGTGTCGCCGTCTTTCCCGATGACATCGCCCGCGGTGTCACCGTCGTTCAGGCCAGTGACATCAAGGAGAATCTCGGTCTTGTAGAGTCCACCGACCTTTGTGACGCGGTGCTCACAGACCGTGCCGGTGCCGGTGGAAATGCCCGTACCAGGCGTCATGTCGCCAGCCGCCAGGACGGTGCTTCCAATCGTCAGGGTCGTGGTCGTCAGGGTCGTGATGGTCTGGGCAACGTCGACGCCCTCGCTTCTCAAGACTCTCCAGACATACTCGGAGCCGATCTTGACCGAACCAAACGCAACCCAATCGCCGGCTTCCGCGTAAGCGATCGTGGTGTTGTTCGACTGATCGTACCCATAGCACGTCCCGCTGGTCGGGTTGACAGTCAGCGTGAAATCGCCGCCGTCGGTGTCGTGCTCGACCACGCAGGTCAGTCCGGCTTTGGTCGGCGCGGCCAGGATCCGCGTCTCACTCGCCCCGGCGGTGACGATCGGAAAGTGGGCGTGCCAGCGATCGACGTTCAGCGTCCCCGCATCACCGGGATCAGGCAGCGAGAAGGGCGCCTTGTACATGTTGTGGAGTACGTTGTGGGCACTCATGGAACCATCCTTTCAAGGAAGAGGTAGCGGCGGACCTCCCGCCGCGGGAATGAGCTGTGTCAACGAAAAAACCCCGCCAGACCGCCTGCATGCAGGTCTGGCGGGGTTCGGAGCAACGGCGCCCGGATGGCCTTCCGGGCTCACCACATTGGACTTGTCTAAATTACCATGTCCCCCCGGCTGGTTGAGTCATCAAAATCACTTCTGCGATTTGGCCTTCAGGTCCCGAAGAATCTTCAACTCTGCCCGTTCACGGAGCTTCTTGCGTTCGGCGAAGCAATCGCTCGGCTTCGCCTTGGCATCGGTCAGGAACCTGAGCTGCTCGTCGGCAAACCACTCGCGGATCCGCATAGGCGGCACGAAGAACCCCATGTGCGTCACAGCCTGCCCCCAGGTGACCGCCACTCGGCTCGGCACGCCAATGAAGAAATACTGCGAATCACGCTCGATGAAGACAGCCCCCCCACTGTTGCCGAATATGATGTTGGCTGATCCCATCCAGTACGTCTTGCGGTCGATCACGTCATCGAGATAGTCGATGATGCCTTCAGTGACCACGGGCGGATGGAGCAGGGAGCACCCTATCGCCCAGATCGGCTCGAAGATGCTCACCTTCGCTTTTTCCGGCAACAGCTTGGCAACGTAAGATATCTTCCGGGAAGTCCGCAACTTGACCAGGGCCAAGTCATGGTCCCTGCTGTGGGCCACAACGTCGGCCATGTAGCTGTCGCACTTGTCCTGACGGGATCCTTCTCCGTAGCAGAAGACCTCCACCTTCACGGGCTCGTTGAACTCCCGTTTTACGTCCGCCTGAAGGAGGGAACTCCACTGCTCCTTGACCTTAATGGCACTCTCGATCACATGATGATTGCTGAGAACGTAGGTCTGGCAGCCGTCGCCCCGATCCTCGCTGTAGACGACCGTACCTGAGCCGCCGCCTTGGCCGACAGTCACCCGGCAAACGGGATAGAGCATCTGCTCATGCTGGCGCTGAATGTCCGCCGCCAGCGCAGAGCAAGCAAGCAGGCCCCACAAAACAAGACCGATTTGCATCCTTCGCATTTCAAAGACTCCTTCCAGTTAGGGCGGATAGCCGTTGTACTGGACTACCCCGGTGTCCGTGTAATAGTGGTCCTCGGGATCAAACGCCGCCATCTCGTCGCTCGGGTCCCGGTTGAAGCCCTGGGTGTCCGGGCAGGCCACGCGCCGATCGTGCGAGACCGAGGCAACCAAGCAGTCCAGGAACCTCTGGGCGTACTGGCCAGGCCCATCGTGGAATTTCTCCTCGCCGGCTGCCAGGCACGCCTGCAAGTACAGTTCCCCGTGCGCGTCCCCGCCCGGCGGGATCTCGTTGCTGTTGTCCAGCGGCGGGATCGCGACCCGATAGTGGTAATACAGGGTGTACGCGGCGTCCGGTGTCGGACTCAGCAGCATCTCATAGGCCGTCGCCGCCGTCATGTCGATCGGCTTGGGGCGGAGGGCATACTTCCGCGGGTAGCCGCTGAGCAACTCGAAACAGAGCAGCCTCAGCAGTTCGTACTCTGATATCCGCCCGATGGGGCTCTGCAAGAGCGACTGGCCGGCGGCATAGATCAGAGGCCCTTCAATGTCGGCAAAATCCGAAGGCATGTCGTAGGCCACTCGGCCCAGACTGAAGGTTGTCCCCGCATCCGCGTCGACCGAGGTGTCGGTAAGCGTCAGGTCGTCGCCGTCCACGCTGGCCACCGTGTACGTCCCGCTGGAGATCGTGAGGGCTCCCTGCGTGGCCCAAGAGGGCCAGGAACCGTCGGTGATCGTGGCCACACCACTGGCAATCTCCACGGTCCCGGTCGTATAGGGGGCAGTGGTCGTGAAGGAGTCCGCCGGCCGCAGGAAGGACCATTCGTGGGCGTACTTCTCGTCGGGCAGTGGCGGAGGGGTCAGCACTCGCCGCACGCCGCTGCGGAGCACATCCCCTATGTCGGCGACCACCGTGGCGTCGTCCTCCCAGTCATCTGGGCTGTGGCCGAAGCCGAACGCCCGGCCGATCTCTCGCCGCAAGGTCTCATACGTGATCGTCAGCGTCTCTGTGGCCGCTGCGGCGGGGATGTCATGCTCGAAATGATAGGTCGCCCCCCCATAGACGAATTCCACATAGGCGGTGTAGGACAACCCCTCGACCGGCTCGTCAAACGTGTACGAGTAGACTCCCGTCGATTCCTTGGTCATGGCAGTCCCATCCGCCACTACCACGCCGTCAGTGTCGTTACGCTTTACGCCGTATGTGCCGGTAGGATCAGACAGCTTGGCCGATGTGACATCCGTGAGCACGCCCTCGATCTTCCAGTTCCGCGTGACCGTCTTGGTCATCGTGGCGTTGACGCTGGGAGGATTCTCAACATCGGCGCTGGCATAGGTGTGAATGTCGTACAGATAAGCCGTTACGGCCACATCCGTGTCTGCCCCGTTGGGTGATTTGACCCGCAGGACGACTTCTTCTCCGGCCGGGACCGGGAAAATCGAGGTCCACGCAGAAGAACGGACCTCCGTCCCAAACACGATCCCCTGCGGTGATGGCTGAACCGTCTGGCCGTTGACGGTAATCACAAAGTCGAAAGTCCCCCCCGAGCCGTCGAGGTCCTTCGTACCGTCACCAAAAACGATCAACCCCTGACACAGCATCGCATTGGTGGCGTCCGGAGTATCCGTCAGAACCGTCACCAGAGAGGTCAAGTCACGATCCGCAGTTTCCGTATCAAGCAGGGTGACCGCCATACGTCACCTCCAGGACTCTGCAAAGAAATCCATGTGATAGGCCTTCTCGAAGGGGCCTACGGGATAGACGATTCCGGGAGGATGATCGACCCATTCAAGTGCGCTGTCGTCCCATTCGCTCAGATCGTAGCTGCCCACCAGATCGCGGTAATCCTGTCCGTAACGTCTGCCGAACGGCCAATAAGCCACCATGTCCTCGAAGAAGTGAAATGGTGAAGCACCGCCGGCCATCGCGACCGCTTCGGCCTCTGTCACGACACGATTCCAGACACCTACCTCCGCCAACTCTTGCCAGTCTTCAAAGCTGGGCGAGCTATCCAATTGTGCTCCCAACGCGGTACGGTCATAGCCGGATAGAGCAACTGATTCATCTGTGTTTTCCGTGCCAGGGGAACCGTCCAGATAGACGAGGCGCGAAGTCGTTGAGGCCCATACGCCCACAACATGGTGCCAGGTTTCCGCCGCATAGGGTTGTACTTCTGCCTTGCGATAATTCACCACAGTCCACTTCTGCACCAGGCGGACCGGATCACCACTCTGACCCCCTCGGGCCTCCAGATCACACCAGATGTCCGCATCGTCCTTGTCTCCGATCCAGAACAACGGGTGGTTGCTGGTGGCCGTCTTGACGCGGAACCACATCGCCACGCTAAACGGCATGCTCTCGGCGACTGCCGCTTCGCAATAGAGGCCCTGATTATCAGTGATCTTGATAGCCATGACTCATCTGCGATCAGCCCTCCGTCGAGACGTTGGTCCCTTCGGTGGAGATGTTCATGGTGCCACCCCCCGAGACAGCGTCCAAGATCACATCCAACCGACCGCCATCCGCCCAGTCGCTTTGCAGGTCGCTCGCATCTGCTTCTATTGCCGCCAGATCGCTGAGGATCTTGGTCTTCTGTGCCACGCTCCAATCTGAACCGGCGGCACTCAGGTCTGCGATATCGCTTTGCGTCTTGTCATGGTCGGCTGCCAAGACGACCATATCGGAGTCCTGTTTCGTTGAGAGGTCTGCGATGTCACTCTGCGTTTTGTCGTGATCCGCATCGGCCAACGTCGCGTCCGAGTCTATTTTCGTGCCAAGATCGGCGATATCGCTTTGGGTCTTATCGTGATCAGCCCCCAGGACGACCATGTCCGAGTCTTGTTTCGTTGAGAGACTTCCCACAGCGGTCTCAATCGCAGCCAAGTCACTGAGGATGTCCGACTTCTGCGCCGCGCTCCAATCTGAGCCAGCGGCGCTCAAGTCTGCGATATCACTCTGAGTCTTGTCGTGGTCAGCTGCGAGCACGACCATGTCGCTGTCTTGCTTCGTTGAGAGGCTTCCCATGGCCGTTTCTATTGCCGCCAGATCGCTCAGGATGTCGGACTTCTGTGCTGCACTCCAGTCTGAACCGGCGGCACTCAGGTCTGCGATATCGCTTTGCGTCTTGTCATGGTCGGCTGCCAAAACGACCATGTCCGAATCCTGCTTGGTTGAGAGGCTTCCCACAGCAGTTTCAATTGCGGCAAGGTCACTCAGAATGTCAGACTTTTGTGCCGCGCTCCAGTCGGAACCGGCAGCACTGAGATCGGCGATGTCGCTCTGCGTCTTGTCGTGGTCGGCGTCAGCCAGGACCGCGTCCGAGTCCACCTTCGTGCTGAGATCGGCGATGTCGCTCTGGGTTTTGTCGTGGTCCGCATCGGCCAGCACGGCATCGGAGTCTACTTTCGTGCTGAGGTCAGCGATGTCGCTTTGTGTCTTGTCATGGTCGGCAGCAACGATGACCATGTCTGAGTCCTGCTTTACCAACACGTCCGAGACGCCGGTTTCAACCACCGTGGTATCCGAATAGACCTTATCGACCTGATCGCTGATCACGACCAATTCGGACTTCACGTCGGAGATAGCATCGCTGACTACCACCAATTCGCTCTTCACATCAGAGAGAGCCGCCGCTGTCGCCAGATCGGAAAGGGCGGTCGCCGTCAAGTCGGAATAGATGTCAGAGAGGTAGTCTTCCAGATCACTCTCATTGAAGTCCGTAAACTCCACCTCCAATACAGCAGGATCCAACCCGCTGCCACTCACAATCAAGTCCACTCGATCTACGCCAGACGCGAAGGCCGCGTCAGGCCAGTCTACGCGATACAGGCCCAGCGCATTTGTCTTGTCGATCTGGATCGCCTTGTTGTCGGCGTGGGCATCACTGACCGTCGATAGGGCAGTAGCGTCATTCTTTACCGCCGCCGCACGATTGCGCACATAGGTCAGGTCCAAGTCGGTGATCGTGTAATCCGACTCGGGCGTCCCGTCACTCGAATCGACCAGCTTGAAGTTGAACGTCTGGTCGGTTGCACCCTTCTTAACCCGTGCCATCGACCACCTCCTCGCATATCGCGATCAACTGCCGAGCAGTTTCTTTGGCATCGTATTTGTCTTCTGCGATGGACCGCGCGGCGCTCCTGGAAACAGTCAAAGCCGATCTCAAGGAGTCTGCCCACTCAAGCGGGTCTTCCCAGTTGTTCACGCCCGTCGTCCCGATATCCGCGCGGCCTGCATGGAGGACCGGGCAGCCACAAGCTAACGCTTCGCGTACGGTCCGAGTGGCAATCACGTTCGAGCTGAGCACCAAATCCGCCGACCGATAGACGTTGGCCAATCCGACTATCAGCCCCCTCACTTCGCCCAAGGCACCAATCCGCTCCAGTTGGCGCAAGAGCACGTCAAGAGAGGAATGCTTTTTAGGCCGCCCGTAGATATGGAGCTTGACCTGGGGGAACATGCGGGCGGCGACGAATCCGTGAATGGCATGGAAGGGCGTCCTGTCTTCTCGCCAGAGGTCGGCAATGACTACGTTCCGCTGCCCAGCCTGACCGCCGAATGTGTACCCGCTGGGACCGTCTGGCGTCCAAGCGGACAGATCGACCGGCGGGGGGAGCACGTCGATGTCTCGGTCGGCCAAGAGCAACTCCCAGAATGGAAGCGTTTCGGGCCAGAAGGTCACAAATCGCTTGTACTGGGGATCTTTAGCCGCTCGCTCCAGCATTGAATAGACGGGCGCGCTGCCGTTGTTTTCCAGGCGAAAACTCGACTCGGGCCGCCCGTGGAGACAATGAACGATTGGCTTGCTGCTCTCCTTGCAGGACCCGAGCCCGCTGTGATTCACCAATACATCACACGCCTCCACGCGCCCCGCATGGCCCATCGGAGCACCGCGGTCAACGCCGGGTTGTTGCGGGTCAACGATACACGCCTCGTGGCCCAGTGCCACTTCGGCCGCAACGATGTCCCGCACAGTCTCGTAGAGCCCGGCGCGGTGAGGGGAGACGATTGCTAGATGAACGATGTTCATTGTTTGCCTGCGTAAGCGGCAATCTTGTTTGCCCGCTTGTTGGCGCGCATCAGTAGCAGGTTGGTCGTTGGGGCTCCTCCCGATGAACCGAAGCTCAGCATCCACCCCAATCGCGCTGTGCCATCGACGGTCGTCCAATCAAACGTGATGCCGTCCGAGTCCCAACTATCAACCGCCGCTTCGAGATACTTTCCGTAACTCCCACCACTCTCCGTAGCCGTCGCCACCACTTTGGCGTCAGTCAGATTGTAAGTATCGGAGTCCGCCGACCCGTCGTCGTCGCCACTTGCCACCGACTCTTCGCCAGCCCCTTCGGCCGCTGCAAACTGGCAGACCGTCTCGTCATTGCCTGCAGTGTTGACGGCTGAGGCATGCGTCATTGCTCCAAGCACTGCCGTTACATCAAAGCCGGTCGTATACTTTTTTGTCTCGGTGCTTGTGGGGCTCTCGATTGTCTGAAGATCAAACTCCGTATCCGGGGCGTTTAGAACAAGGTAGATGCACTCGTCACCACCTGTTGCACCGTCGCGAGTGGTCATCGTCCAGCCATCGGCGTTCCAGGCAGTCAGTTCTCCAGACCAACTCAGGGAGCCATCGTAAAATTGACCCACGCAACGGTTGTTTGCCAGGTATCCCCCGCAATTTACGTTGCTTGAATCGTCTTGGTTGTACCAGGCATGACAGCGCTGGGTCTCGGACCCGTCGTCTATGGCACAACCAAACGAAATGATCCCATGTGAAGTACCGTCATCAACGGTGGAGCCATGTGACGCCAACAATAGAACCTTTGGTGCCGAGGCTAATCCGCTCTTGCTGGCAGTCCCGCTCTCCGAGGAGTTCGGCGTGAACGATCCGCAATCTTCAAGCGTGCTGCCCTTGATCAGAACGCAGACCAGCTTGACTTGCGCCGAACTGGATGA